GACAATCGACGGCAGCGGGACCGCCACGATCGGGGCCAACTACGGCCAGCTCAGCCTCATCAGTGATGGCTCCAACTGGTTCACCGTATAAACTAAACTGACGACATATGGCCAAGAACAGCATCTATCGCGGCAAGAAGCGAGAAAGCAAGCGAAAAGGGAATCCTTCAACCACCACCTTCGGATGGAACACGAATACGTCAGAGATGGACATGAACGCCACCAATCCGATGGCGGATTCTTCTCTTAAGAGCCGCAGCGTCAAGTCCAAGAAATAGAAGCGCGTAGCATATCGGTCCCTCCTCAGAGGAGGGGTCGAATGGTACGCGCTTCGGTCGAGCGTCAACAGATCGTCAACACATAACGTACCGTGGTATGGACGAAGAATCCCAACAGCAACAGGGCGTAACCTCAGACGAAACTCCCGCGACGCCCGGCGGAGAGAGCAACTCCCAAGTTTCCAAGGAAGAATACGATCGGATAGTCAACGATTATGAGAACGTGAAGAAAGCGTTACAGGATGAACGCAACGGCAAGAAGAAGACAGAGGAGGACGAATCTTCTCAGGAAACCGACGAGGAGGAAGAAAAAAAGCGCATTCAACACCACTTACGCGAGGAATACTTGAAAGAGACCGTGGAGGCCAAGACAGAAGGAAGCGACGAGGAAGCCGGGAATCGCGTACAGAAAGTCGCCCGCGCCATTTTAGCCACCGATCTTCCCGAAGGATACGATCGGAAAACGATTCAATCAGCTGTGGATCGTGCGTTACGCGCGGAAGGTATGGATGCGCCCGGTAATGGATCTCAAACCACCACGCCATCGCCGCAAGGCACTCAAGAGCAACCCGCCGGTCAGCAATCTCAAGGAACCGGTGCCACCGATGTAGCCGCCGCTACGTCCGGCAGTGCCCCTTCAACCCCCTCTGCCGGAGACAGCACTCCGAGCAAAGTAGAGGTCAGTCAACAGACCGCGCAGGAATTGCGCGCCAAAGGACTAAATGTTGAAGAACATCAACAACGGCTCGAACGGTTTTACGAGAGAGGTCAATACGATCAAATTCGCATGCACGGCGGGGTTATCAGAAACTAACTCAGTCGTATGGACACCAAATTCTATCGTAATGTCAACAACGACTATCGGTATCGATACACATACGTCGGGCAGAACAACGCCTCCTTCTCAGATGAAGATCTCGTCGACGTCGACGGAAGTGGCTTTTTGCAAGTGCTCCCGAACAACACGGACACGATCCCGGCCGGTATCGTTATCGCTCCGCACGACGGGCTGGATATGGATTCAGATAATCAAACCAGCGCCAAGGAGCGCCCGCAGTTCATTCCCGCTGAAGACGGTCCGCTCTTCATGATGCAAACCGACGGCAACGCCGCCACTGTAGACGGACAGTACCAAATTGAAGGCGGCAGCGGGTCGCAAAAAGTGGACGTCAGTACCGGCACCACCACCGGCGGACCCGTTATCGTGCGTCGTACGGAAGGCGATGATCTGGACGGAGACGAAGTCATTGTTGAATTACGTCAAACTTAATACGAATAGTAAAAAATAACTACACCTATCTATGGATGTTGCAGGATACAAAGAGTATTTCTCCTCGCAGATCATCGATACGTACCTGCAGATGCAGGACCACTACCTCGAGAGTACGGGTCCCGTATACAAACGTATGGATCTGCCGGAGGAACCCGTCAAGAAAACCGACGAGCTAATTTACGCCACATCGAATATCGGTTTGCCGCAACCCACCAAGGAGCGGCAAGACTACAACCGCACCAAGCGGGAAACATTGGGAAGTACACCGATTAACCCGGTCAAATACTCCCAAACCGTGGACCTAACCGAGGAAGCGATCTGGTACTACGAGAACGGAGATGACGAATATCTCCAACGAGCAATCGACGAGGCCAAAGAGCTTCCCACCGTGATGTTCAGCCGCGTGGATCTCGAGACGACTGACGTGTGGCGCCTCGGCTTCGGACAAACGAAGCACAGCGCCTACGACGGCAAGCCGTTATTCGCCTCCGATCACCCGTTGAAGCGTTCGAGTAATACGAACGACAACACCATGGGCAACGCGAAATTGAATCCCGGCAACCTCAAATCCGCACGTGAAAAGCTTAATCGCATGCAGCTCGATGACGGGCAGCCGATCAAACCCGCGACAAACCTGTGCCTCATGGTCGGTCCGGATAACCAACCGGAGGCGTGGGAGTCCGCGTCTGCCATCGGCGATCCGGAGACGGCGAACAACCGCCCGAACTACAACCACAGTATCGAAGTGCTTGTTAACCCGTGGCTCAAAGACAGCTACGCCAACTACTGGTTCCTGATTGCCAAAGATCGCATTCGGCGCACCTCAGTGGGTCTGAAGTGGCTTAAGCAACCCATCTTCGGAGCCGACGGAGAGTTGACGGTCGGATACGAGACACACGCCGCGGTCATGGACTTTGACGTGTTCCTGAACACGTACCAACACTCAGTTGGAAGCAAAGGCGCCTAAGGGTAGGCCTTAGCTGAAGCGGTCCCTCCTCGCCCCCTGAGGAGGGGCCGCCCCCCAAACATAACCTCTTATCATGCCATACGTATACGAAAAAACGGATGCAGAGCTCAAAGCCATGGAGACCGAGACTCTGCGGAATCTCGATGTCATGGATGCGGACGACGAAGAACGCCTACAGAAAGCAATTGACGAGGCCTACGACGACGAGGATCCGAACATTCGGGGACAAGAACAAGAAATTCGCTTGAACGTCCTTAGAGAATACGGCGTCGATCCCACCGATCAGTCTATGTATAGCACGTTTGAGAGTCCGGAGATTGAGGAGGAAGCAAACGCGAAAATCGAGGAAGCGTTGGCCGAATTCCGCCAGCAAGAGCAGGCGCAAACCGATCTCGGGGATCGCTCGTGGAAGGATATACACGCCGATCTCAAGAGCCGCTACGAGGCAATATCGGAGTATCTGGAAGATGACGAAGACGAAGAGATTGGTAATATGATCAGATACTTCAAGAGCGTCCTGAACGCGCCCAAAGCCAAAGAAGAGACCCGGAACGAAAAGTACAACGTCCTGCGCACCAAGATCGAGGAAGCAGAGGCACGCACGCAATCGTTTATCGATAAAGTCGTAGAAGCCTAATTCCTATATATGCACACACGCGACTCCGCAGGACATTACGTAATATGGCGAATCCGCAAATTCAAAGGAGCGATAACGCCGGATAGCGAGCCGTACGAAGAGGTGGTGTTTGAGCATAACGACTTTCTCGATCAAGGAGTAAACCTCATCTGGCGCGCCGTAAACGGCCAGGCAGTCACCTATTTCGACAACGCCAATGCGTATATCGGGCTCGGTGACTCCAACACCGCCGTATCCAAGAGTCAGACCGGCCTGCAAGGAGCCAATCGATCGTATGTGGGTATGGATTCCGGATTCCCCTCAATTAGTGGCCGGGATACGACGTTCCAGGCCACGTTCGGTCAAAGTCAGGCCAATTTTGCCATCGAAGAATTTACCATCGCCAACGGCGGCTCCAACTCCGCCACCAACCTCAACCGCAAAGTGCAAAATTTGGGAACCAAATCCTCCAACACCACCTACCAGGTAAAGGTGACCGTAACGATCAACTAGCTCTATGCCCACCATCGACCATAAAGAGAACCTTCTCACATGGAAGGTGGACGGTACGCATTCGGCATCCGCGACGACGATCAATATTCAGAGCGGAGACATATCCGTGGTTCCCGATCCCGACACCGTGGGGGCGTATGACGTGATCTGGTGGGATAATACCAATCACACGAACCCGAGCATCGACGCCAATGCGGAGTTTGTGCGCATATACTATAAGGATTCTGGAAACAACCAAATTCACGTCATCCGCAACAGCCAAGGCGAAGGAGCGAGCGCCAAAGATACCAGCGGCTCCCAGTACCTGATGGCTGTGGTATTCACGAAGCGTGATCGGGACGATATCGAGACGTATAAGACGTCAACGTACCAAAGTAACACCATCGCCAACAACTGGTACGTAGACGAATATTCACAGCTCGGGGTCGGAACGCGCAATCCCTCCGAGAAACTAGACGTACTGGGCGGGAACGTCAAAATCACCGCCACAGACGTCAAAGGAGATATCACCGCGTCCTATACCACCGTCTCGTACGACGTCTCCAACGAAGACACGACTCCAACCGGCGTGGATTTCAAAACCGACGGCACGAAGATGTATATCCTCGGGAATTCCTCGGCTAAGTTGTATCAGTATTCGTTATCGAATGCCTGGGACGTAACCTCCGCATCCAAAGATACCGCGGAGTTGGACGTGTCCGGGGATGACAGCTCCCCCTATGCCGTACGCTTCAAAGACGACGGCACCAAGGTATACGTCGCCGGAGATAGCTCAGATACCATATACCAATACGCACTCTCCACCGCGTGGGATGTAAGCACGGCAAGTTCGGACGGCTCGTTTGGCATTCCATCCAACAATCCACGGGGGCTGTCCTTTTCGGATACTGGTGACCGACTGTTTCTCGCAGACAACGGGTTTGGACAGTTGTATCAATTTTCCTTGTCCACCGCCTGGGACGTAAGCACCGCGAGTCTCGATCGCGTGAATACGCAAGTAGGTGAGGGGAACAAGATCAAAGCGGTGACGTTTTTACGGAGCGTCAGCAACTCCGGAAACTACGCCTACATTCTCGGAGAGAACGAAGTGTTGTATCAGTATTACATTCCGCAAGAGTACGACATACCACGCGCGTACATGCAACAGAGTCTGGACGTCTCCGGCGTGGATGCGACAGTTACCAGCCTCCAGTGGAAGTACGGAAATCCGGATACGTTGTATCTGTTAGGAGATGACACGGATAATGTGTACCAACTCGCGTTCAGTTTGACTTCAGGCGGAGATATTATCGGCGATAACAAGTTTTCGCTCGTTGGATACAATCAGCAGTCCGGCAGCGACGACAACGTAGAGATGAGGGCGGTAGATACGAGCTATGGAGAGATGGGGTTTGAAGTCCCGCGCCTGGAGTTGACGCGAGGACGGTTTGATTTCCAACCCGCGGGAGCCAAAGCAGAGATTCGCGTGGCAGGAGATTCTACAGATCTCAACTTTTATAACAAAGACATCGGGTCCTACTACATGTCCATTAGTACCAATTCGGGGGCGATCGAAGCGGTCAAATTCGAATTCGGCGACATGGGCGTAGGGACAACCAGCCCCAAACACAAGTTAGATGTGCGCGGGGATGTATATCACGAGGGGAAGCTTGTAGGCACCGATGATTTGGGTTGGTACATACTGGCCCAAGCGAACGGCACGACCGAAGATTTAGAGTTTGTAAGCGCCAGCGCACCGACGTTTACCGTGCAAACGGCGAACACCGTAGACATCACCAATGTGATCAGCAAGGGCATGAAGATACGGGTAGAGCAGAGTACGGGTGGCACGAAATACGGCTGGATCATCACCGATCCCTTTGTGAACGGGAATAATAAGACCGAATTCGAGGTATACACCAGCAAGCACTACTCCATAGAGAACGAATCTATCAACAACCCCGTGTTTTCCGTAGAGGCCAACCCTTACGGGTGGCCGCCGAAGAAGTTGGGTACGGACCCGAACCACATGGGAATTACCCTCACGTTACGCTCCGATCAAAACAACACGGTGGGAGCTTCCGACGCACGAGAGAAGGTACCGTTTAATCTCACGGTGAGAGACGAGGCGGGTACGACAGACGTCTCCAATGATCAGATACAAGTTCCGGTAAACGGGATTTACCGCTTAGCGGCGTATTGCAAGCACGTAGAAGCAAACGTAGGCGCTATGTATTCTGCGTATATTAGAGAGTTGAAGAACGGCAGTAGCCCCTTTAACTTCCGAAGCGGAAGTAATTCAAGCGATGACGGCGCGAGCTATTTTAATTATGGGTTTCCACTTACAATAGATAATTGGGATTTAAGCGCGGGAGACAACATAGCCGTTCAGTCAGCAGTGGATTACGACGATGCGAACCAAAGCGCTACGAGACGAGGCTCAGAAATGACGCTGGAGCTGATATCCCTCAAATAACTATGTTTATAGGAGAAAGTATTATAGGTACTACCGAGCTTGGTGGGCGGCGCAATCTGAGTATTACGTATCAGGTAGTCTCAGATACCGGCACCGGGGCGGCCACACTTCCCACAGCCGAATACCGGGCCGAGGAGACCGATTCCGGCACCGGATCAAGTACGCTCAATACCGCCCAATTTATAGCAAATACCACCGACACCGGGTCAGGCGCGAGCACCCTTAACACAGCGAGGTTCATAGCAGACATAACAGATACTGGCACCGGCACTGCCACGCTCGATACAGCGAAGTTCGCAGCCGACATCACCGATGCCGGCACGGGTACAGGCACACTGGATACCGCTCAGTTTGTAGCAGATACTACCGACACCGGAACCGGGGTGGCCACGCTGAATACGGCCCAATTCGCGGTAGACGTAACCGATACCGGAGCCGGAGCGACCACGACAACTACGGCCACAGTGAAAGCCACGTTAACCGAGGCGGGTGTGGGCTCTGCAACCGCGAGCACAAACGTGAAGCAGTTTCTTTCTCGTTTGGAGTTTAGCGTACAGACCAGTACAATGAACCCAACGGGAAGCGTCGAAGAAGGGAAACCCACCGGCGTGATCAAAAAGAACAAGCCGAAAGGTAACGTGACGTAGTATGGCCACCATATCCGTAGCGAATTACACGTTAATCGATCCCGCGCCGTACGCGTCCCTGGTGCAGACGACCACGGCGGGAAACACGTCCATCACCGTAGACAACGCCGAGAACTTCACCGAAGATTTTGTGTTGATTGACTACCTTACTGGTGCGGCAGAGATCCTGGAAGTGTCCGGATTGTCGGGAGATACGATCAATCTCGCAGGTAGCACAAGCTACGCGCATAATTATCAGACGCGCGTGTATAGTGTGCCGTTTGACCAGATCGAGCTCAATCACACATCCGAGCGAGGAGGCTCCCTCACGCAGTTAGCAGTTGTCGACATCGACCCCACCGAAGAGGTGACCACGTACACAGATCATAGCAATTCCACCGGCTTCGCGCTGTTTAGGTTCGTAAACAGCGCGGCCGGCAGCCAGTCGAACAAAAAGTATAGCCCGTATTCGGCAGAGATCGCGTACGGATACGAGAAGAACGCAGCCGGCAAGATTGCCGAGCGCGTAGCCAACCGCATGAACGAACACCTCGAGGAGTTTTTTACCTATCAGGGCGTGTTCGAGCTCATTAACGAATGCGAGGAGACGGTGAAGCACGAACGCTCCCTGGGGTGGCCGTTTTTTTACAAGACCAAACACAAGCTGGGGCGGTTAGATGAAGGCCAATGGCAACTCTCCCTTCCGTCGGACATCTCGAATGATACCGACACCAACGCCATCTATTCGGTTACGTTGGGAAGGAATGGACGTCCAACTCGGCACGCTCTGAATGGTAATAACGGTTTGTGGGCCGTAGACGGCCGAGATTTCTGGGAGTGGGTATACGAATACGGCATCACCACCCTGGCCTCGTCCTCGAGCTCCGGGGACACCACGCTGGATCTTACCGATGCGACAGATTTCCCCGCTTCCGGTAACGGGATCATCGAGGGGGACACGATCCAGTGGACCGGGAAAAACGGGAACACGCTTACCGGCGTAACCGGCCTAGACAACGCGCACAGCTCAAACGTTACCGTATTCACCGACGATCCCAAAGGAACGCCGCGCTCTTTTACCGTTGAGAATGGCACGCTTTACCTGTGGCCGCCCCTGTCATCCACCGACGCACCCACTAGCGTGTATATCACGTACGACACCGCACCGGGCTTGATCACCACAGCCGCAGACAAGACCGAGATTCCGGATATCGCGTTGGTGGAGTATTACGTGCAGGCGCGCATGCTTGAGATGCGCGACGCGGACGGCTCGCCCTCCAAGGCCTCCTCGGCCCTGTGGGACAGGTATACATACCGACTGTCGAGATTAAAATCGCAGTATAGCGCGCCGGTGAGGCACAAGCTCCGCCCCGTTAGGAATCGCTTCATGACGCCACTCAGTTTCAACCGAATGGAGAAGAATATCGATCGGTATCAAAAAAACAAGTAACATATGCCCATAGAATACGAACGCTTTGTGTTTCCCGGATACGATGCCGGCATCGTCCGTCCTACGTCTATCGGGCGGGACGCGATCAACAAGATCAACGAGTTCGCTCGTTCGGTGAGAAAATCATATAACGTAGAGTATCACAGCCGGCTCGGGCACGCGGCCGTCAGGCGCGGCTCAGACAAGATACACAGCGACGTTTCCGTTGGGAACTCCCCGTTGGGCATCGGGAGTATCGAGACAGCGTCGTTATCTCGACCAGTAGCGGTGTACGAGGAGGCGGGCAACGCGTCCTTTTACTACGATGACGGCTCGAGTTGGCAGACGTGTTCAGGGTTCCCGGTCAAAAACTCCACCGCGCGGTTTGCACAACTCGGAGGGAGGCTGTATGTCACCACCGGTGCGTACATGCATTCCTCCACGGACGGGATCACCTTCACCAGCGATCAGGACGAAGGGAATTTAAAAAACCGAAAGATAACCCATCTGGCCGTTTTCACCGCGCAGATGCTAGCTATAGACAGCGGAGCCAACCCGGACCGCATGTATATTTCTTCGGTTGTCGACTTGAACGCCACCCCCATACTCACGTGGGATCCGAGTACCGATTACATCGACATCAACCCCGACGACGGCGGACGCATAACCGGATTCTCCAACGCGGGACAAAAGAAGCTAATTTTCAAAGACAACGGCTTGTATATCTATGACGTTGCAGAGCGCGCAGTAACCCCCAACAACCTTTTCACCGTGGGGGCATATTCCCAGGAAGCGATCACCGAATGTCGGGGGCGAACCTACTTCCTCAGTCCCGGGCGCGAACTATACAGCACCAACGGGAGCTATCCCGAAGACATCGGCCGACCGGTGCAGGACATCCTGGATACCATCCCCAACCTCGACAAGGTCACCTTTGCCACGGATCAGCGCATAATTTACATGTATTTAGGAGAGATTTCCATCGACGAGATCACCATCCCCGCAGCCGTCCTGTTGTATTCCGTGCGCGACGAGTCCTTTGCCTTGTACAGCTACCCCGACGCGTCCGAGACCTATACCGACATGATTTTACACAAAAGTGCGTATTACGGGCTCATGGGAGCAACCACAGACAACGTGTACAATCTCGAGACCAACTCCGCCACAGACGCTGGCGGCGAGCCCATCAACTATCTCCTGGACTCCCAAGAGCAAGATTTCGATACGCCCGAAGACTGGAAGACAGTCAAAGAATTCCACGTACTCACCGCCAACGGCCTGGGCGGCACGGTGGAACTGTATGCGGACACGGGACAGACGCGACCCGGCTACTCCGTAATACAGATCAACAACCGCGTCGAACAACAGCGACATGTAAACATCAAGGGAAACTACATTTCATACCGGTGGCAGGGCATCAAGCAGAACATCTCGCCGGTTTTGGAGCAAGTGATAACCCATATCGCCCCGATAAGCGCCCCCTATGATTCGCAAACGTAGTAACTATCTCGATCGCGGACGGTTTCAAACAACCGCCCCCACGCCCTCGCACTTAGTGCGCAATCCCGTAGACGGCACCACACCCACCGAGAGCATGCGGGACGGGGATTTTCGTGCGCGCATGCGCTTAATCGACAAAGAGCTGCGGTCTCGCAACTTCATTTCCGGCTCAGACGGGTGGCAGATCCAAGCCGATGGCGACGCCGAGTTCAACAGCATAACCGTACGCGGAGAAGTCCAATCCGAGAGCGGCAGTATCGGAGGGTGGGACATCACCAATACGACGTTAGAGAACAACAACGTCACCATGGACTCGGGCGGCGAGCTTACCATAGGCGCAGGCAACGATATCGTCGCGTTGTCGAGTCAGGACTCCACATATCGCCTGTGGGCCGGAAATTCTTCGCCTGGAAACGCGCCGACCACGTTACAGAAAGACGGCACGTTCACCACCACCAACGGAGATTTCACGGGCAAGATCACCTCGGACTCAGGCACGATCGGAGGATGGTCGATTACGAATACCACGTTAGAGAACAGTAATGTCACGCTCAATTCCAACGGCGAGCTTACCATTGGGGCAGGCAACGATGTCGTCGGCTTATCGAGCCAAAACTCCACGTACCGGTTGTGGGCCGGAAATTCTTCCCCCGGAAACGCGCCGACCACACTGAAGAAAGACGGCACATTCAGCACCACAAATGGAAACTTCACGGGCAGCGTATCGAGCTCCAACATCAGCGGCTCCTCCATCACCGGGGGAGACATTTCCATCGGCGGTGGAGATTTCAAAGTGGAGAGCGACGGAGATATCCGGGTCAACCGGGGAAGTTTAAACATCAACAACAACTTCGACGTCAACAGCAACGGACGGTTAACCGCCAACGGCGCACAGATTGACGGGCGCTTAGATGTCACGCAAAACTCCAGCTTCAGCGCCAACATTGACGTCAGCTCCACCATCACTGGGGGGACGATTCGTACCTCTTCCGGGGGCAAGCGCGTCATTCTAAACGAATTCGACAACAACAACATTGTACTCAGGGACGGAGAAGACGATATCCGCATACAGATCGACGAGAACAGCATCAACTACCACGATGATAGCGGGACCCAACGAAACTATATTAAAGGGACGAACGATGGGTCGATAGAAGTTTCCAGTGAGGGAACTAACAATAACTCCTTTGATGTGTTCACCGACACCCTGTACTGTACCGGTACAGTCGTTGCCCGGGCCGACCTCGAAGTAAACCAAGACCGTAACCTCAAATTCAGCGGAGACAAGGTCTTTGCCACCATAGACGACTGGGATAATACAGGAGCGAATCGTAACGTAACTGGATTCATGATCAACGAATTCGTAAATTATAATCACGTAGCCATCGGGTACGAGAATAGCGGGGGCGAGGTCGCGTTTGTGACAGATCAAGGATCCAGCAACCCCGAGACGACCGCGTATATCGACTCCTCGGGAAACTACGTGAACGTTTCGACGCAGGAGGTAAAGTCAGAGGTTCAACCGTTAAACACAAATTCCTTAACGGGACTGAACAAAATTACGCCGAAGACATATACGAAGGGAGAGACGGAAGATGGCACGCCACGGAGACAAGCGGGACTGATCGCCGAGGACGTCAACGATATCTCCGAACTCACCGGCGTGGTCTCAGACGGGGGACGCGGCCTGATTTATGACAACTTCGTGCCCCACCTCATTAACGCCATTCAAGAGTTAAGCGCCGAGCTTGAGCAGCTCAAGCAGTCCGTGGCACAATAAAGGGAAGCTAAATAAACACATATGGCCGAAAAGTCAGTCAACCAAGACCTTAAGGAAATAGAGACCTGGTTCGAGTCCCTCTCGGACGCGCACAAGATGCATGTCGCGCATCAGTTAAACGAGCTAAGTCAACACGGACAAACTATTATGCAGGATAAAGTCAAGCAATACGAGCAAGAGAAACAGCAGCTCCTTGCGAAGTACGGGCTCGAAGAACAGATAGTTGCAGATAGGCAGTACACCCTCACCGCCGATCCGACCTCAGAGACGAAAGAAGACACCGAGACCACGTCACTGGAAGTACAGGAGAAAAGCGGAGAAGAGGAAGACACCTAACCCGTCGGTGACGTATGGCACAGGTAACGTACCGCAAAGTACGAGCAGATGACGGCGGGTTTCGCTTTTTCAAAGAGAAAGAAGGCGGTCAAACCGAAGAGGTAGATCTCAAGGAGTATACCGAGAAGGCAGCAGACGGCAATTTATATTCCGTCCTCCATGATTCTAATAAGCGACAAGACTTAGAACATTTAAAACAATCCCTCCAGCAACACGAGATGACCCCGGAGTTAGACCGCACCGTGTCCGACCTTGAGAACCGGATTTCCGAACTCGAGCCCAGCAATTCCGGGGTTTCGGGAGATCAAACCGTCCGTATCCCCGAGAACGATTCCTCCTCGGGATCAACCGACGATATCGGCGGGATGCAGGATAATAATCCCCCGTCCGAAGAGCAGCGGCGAGACAAAATCCGGAGGCTCGGCGTCTCGGATGACGTGATCGACGAGCTCCCCGAGGAGGCCAAGGACTATCTCGCCGGAGTGGGTGCGCAACAGGTAGAGAACATCCGGAACCAGGAGCCCACCCCCAACGTGTGGACCGCGGAGACGCTGGAGCAAATCTCCAAAGAAGCGCGCAACAACCCACGAATCAACGAATATTACCGAAACCAAGTCGCGCGCGAGAACGAGAGATTTACAGATACCGTAGCCAAGGTGCAGAAAGACTACAAGTACATGCAGGAGAAGATGCAGCGCACGTTCGAGGATCAGCAAGAGAACCTGCAGCGCGAGGAGGCCAACCTGGGCCGGGCGTTTTCCGGGATCCGCGAAGAAGCGCAAAAAGAACTCGAGAACAAACAGACTGGGCTCAAGAAGAGCCGCAGGCGCAAGTTCAAGAAAGAACTCGAAAAACTCAAGACCAAGCAGGAAGAGAAGGTGGGCACCGAGAACGTCCCCCAGGACGATACATTCAACTCCATCGAGGGCACTATGGACGGTATGAGCATAGATATCGAGGGGTTCGAATCTGAGAATTCCGTACCCGAACCGCAATCCATCCTTGGCAAAGAGAAAGAGCAAGACATCCAAAACCGCATCAAGCGCAAATCCAACCAATACGAAACCATCGCCGGCATCGGCAATAAGTCCTAAAATATGGCCAAGCTCAACAAAAAATGGAACGAACAGGAGGGAAAATTCCAATATTTCCGAGACAACAGCCCCATCTCGTTGGACGAGTACGCCAAGGAAGCGGATGGCGGGTATTACCAGGCGCTTCACGACTCCCAAAATCCCGAAGACATCTCCTACTTGCAGCAGAGTTTATCGCAACACGAAGGGACCCAGCAGACCATAGACCAACTCGAAAAACGAAAACAGAGTCTCACGGGCGGCGGCATGGACGCCGTCGGGGAAAATAATTCCGACGTCGCCTCTCAATTCGAACAGGGCTCCTCCGCGGACAACTCCCTGGTCGGCAGCTCCGGCGCTTTTTCCAAAGCCTTATCCCAAATGAACGCCAAGCAACGCGAAAACAAAGACCTAGAGAAGCAACGCGACGCGCTGTTATCGTACTTAAGCTCCGGAGATCCCAACTCCCTCTCCGAGGAGCAGAAAAGCAAAATGACCCCCGATCAGATCAACGCCATCAATTCAGACAACCTCTTTCGCGTGGCCAAGAGCATGCGAGAGGTCACCGACGTCATGGAGGGCCGTGGTAAGTTGTTAGATTCCAGTTTGCAGTTTCTCCAGAGTGGGTATCAGCAGAAAATTCAAAACGTCATGCAGCAGAGACGGGCCAAGGAGAGCATGATTCGCACCACGTTACAGAACGCCGGACTCTCGTTTGTAAAAAACATGCCCCAAGAGACCAAACGCTCCCTAGAAAACGAACTGCTCTTTCCGGACGGCTTCTTCGACGCCGTGCAAGACGAGAAGGAATACCAACGCGAGATTGCCGAGCAACAGCGCCAACGCCAACAGGAGAGTCACGAGCTGAAAAAGAAACGATTTGCGTTTCAGAAGGAGAAATTCAACAAGAACATGGCCTACAAATACGCCCAGCTCAATAAACAGTACAGCCGAGGCGGGGGAAGTGGCTCCCAATTGAGTCGTTCGGATTTTGCAGACTTCAGCAAGGATCTCTACTCCGAGAAACCTACAGTCAACGGAGAACGGGTAAGCTCGGACCAGTTCGTGCATCACTTACGCATGCAGCATCCGCAATTTCCAGTAGAGTCCATCGCCAAGAGCGTGGATAAAGTCCACGGCGGGGTAAGCAACGAGCTTATGGGCATGGGAGACATCGAGCATCACCCCATGGACAAGACATCGAACCCCCAAGCCTCCTCCACCGTACCCGCACCCGATACCTCACCCACCGGCGAAGAGGAGTCACCGGCGGATCCGAATACCGGGGGAGACTCCGGTTTTCTTGACACCGTCGGGGATGCGCTCGGGAATTCGATCAGAAATGTCACTTCCTTCTAACGTATGGCACAAGACAACGAACCCAAATCCGTACTGGAAATGTCACCGCGCGGTGACGTAAACGAAGAGGCGGGCCGTGCCCTGGAGCGCTTCATGGGGATTCCCGGTCCGAACGAATGGAAGTGGGAGAACGACATTACCCCGTGGGAGGCGAAGGAGCGAGCGAAAAAGCAACGCGAGGCCGCCAAGGAGGCGCGCCAGGAGCACGAAGATCTCCTGTCCTCACCAGTCACCATGGGCGCACGCGCGTTATCCGGCGCCGGAAGTGCGATCGGGAGCGGCGCGTCGTACGTAGCAGAAAACCCCGGCGAAGCGGTGGGGAACACGTTCGACGTCGCTCAAGATTTTATTGCGGGATCCGTGGAAGCAATCGAGAACAAAATCGGGATGGGGTACGTGGCGAACAAGTCCGCGGAACGGACCCGCCAAACCGCGAACCAAATGATCCAGCAATCGCAACAGCTCCGGGAACAAGGGCACGAGCAAAAAGCCGAAAAGATCAACCAACAGGCCTTGAGCATGCTTCAAGACAGCACCGACCGGCTGGATCCGTACGCGAATACCACGAACCGAGAGATTGCCGGAGTGGCCGGCGAGACGGCCCTCGACGCCGCCTCGCTTATTCCGCCGGTTGGCGCCGCAAGATGGGGCGCCAAGTTGGGAGGCAAGTTTGCGGATGACGTGGTGGAACACGCGCCCAAGCTGATGCACGGCGTGCTCAAGAACAAAAAAGTGGGGGAAACAACCAAATTGCTTACCGGCTACGGCGAGCTCGAGTCCGTGGCCAAAGGGGCCAACCAGGGCGTGTCCGGCGCACTGAAGCAATCCCTTATTCGCGGCTCCGCACCCGGCGCCTCCTACGGCACGGTGGAGACGTTACAACAGAAGGATCCCGGGTTTGAAGATTTTGCCTACAATACCGCCCTCAATGCCGCCGGCGGGGCTTTAATCGATGCCGGCATCTCGGGCAGTGCCGCACTCGGTGCGCGCTCGGGCGAGGCGTTAACCTCCGCGTTGCGGAACAAACGCAACCGCGTCGTCTCGGTGGGCGGGGACGAGCAGACCGGCCTGTTGACCTCACAAATCGATTATAATCGCGGGGACTTCAACCAAACGCTAAGGGCAGAGCAGGCCGTCTCCGACCTCGCGAAGCTTTCGGATTCCAAAGTGGACGGGGAGAGTACGGTGGTCACTGAACAGAATCGGGATGCGTTCGAGGACGCGTACGCCGAAATAATCAAACCGCTTGCCAATCGGACACAAAAAGGGGAGAAAATCCCGCTCTCGGAAGTGGAGGAGTCCGTCGGGGAGGCCAAGAATTTGATCGAGCAGCGCGGCGGCGCGATCAACCGGATCAAAATCAACGAGACGCCCGCCATCGACGAATTGAAGCGAAAGATGGTGGAGGCACCGTCCAACATCACGTCCACAGATATCGTGGACGCACAGACCGAGCGCGCCATGACGTCCGGTCCGGTGGAGACCATCGGCGAGGAAATTACCCGGAACGCCGAACGCGCCGCCAACCCCGATCGCTTGAAGCGCGCCGCTAAAACTCGAAGAGAAAACGAAACGGACGAATTACAACAGACGAAGCAGGCGTTGGAGACCGAACGCACCAACCTCGAGAACGCCCTGCAAGCGCATCCCGCCCGCGATCTGATGGAGAACACCGAGGATCCTCAAAACCTCTCCGCCACCCAAGCCAACGAATACGGCTTCAACAGCCAGGGGCGCATGCGCAAGATGGTCAATGACTACCAAAAATTGCAAAAACGACAGACCCAAGTGGACGAAGAATACACCAAGGTGCAAAACCGCCTGGAAGAACAGGGGGAGGATGCCGTGTCCTTAGAAGACTTAAACGGCAAGACAGTCTCCTACGAAAAAGACGGCGAGAAGATCAGCGGTACGCTTGAGGTTGGCGAGAATGGCCGCCGGCTCCGGGTCGAAGAAGGGAAAAAGACAGCCAAGCAAAATCCCAACTATAACGAATCGGAGAACGTGATGTATCTCAATACAAAGATGCTGGATCGTATCCGGAAAAATTGGGACGTGGAAGGCATGGAGGCGCGCACGCAAAACGAGCGTATGGACGATACCAACACGTTCGGCTTCCAAGACGAAGATATCTATAACCAGGAAGCCAAAGCGAACAGCTTCGGCGTTAATTCTATGGAGGAGATGTATGCAAGCTCCGACCCGCAAGCGCCGGCCAACGAGCAACCCCTAACCTCCGAGAGTAACTATTCCGTCGGGGGGCAAAAGACGCTCAACGACGTCGTGCGCAACCGCGATCAAGCACAGCAAGAAGCGGCGGTGGAAGGGTTCAAAGTCTCCTCAGAGGTTAAAAAGGTGCTGGAAGAATTGGACATTCCCGTGCGCGAAGGGTCGCTCAACAAAAACAAACTCGGCCACTACTCCAAGCGGTCCAAGAACGCCCGTGTGCAATCCCTGTATAACGTCGGCACCGCTGTGCACGAAGCCGTGCACGGGCTGAACGACCAAACGAAACTTACCGAGTCAGTCCTCTCAGCCTCTGACGAGACGACCGCCAAGGACTTGAAGGACGTGTATACGCGCTTTTATGGGAATCCCAAAGAAAACGAGAGTAGTGAACGCAAAGTGGAGGAAGGCCTGGCCACGTTCTTCGAAGAGTACTTCTATGACCCCACGACCATGGCCAAGCAGTATCCCAACCTGTATACCAAGTTCGTCAAAGAGGACGGCGAGTTTCATCACGATAAGCATAAACAGCTCCTGGATAAAATGGACCGTTTGGCCCAAGACTATGCCCAGTTATCTCCGGCGCAAAAAGTCGGCTCCCGCATCCGGCGCGGCAAAGAGGTGATCAAAGACAAAAACACCTTTACCTGGCCTCAACGCGCGAAATTTGAGTTTCAAAGCCGCTGGGAACCGTTTGACCGCTATTCGAAAGACCTCGGCGTCTCGGAAACCATTCGTGACCCCAAAGTGCACGGGTTCAACCTCCAACGTGCCATGTCCTATGTTACCAACTTCCTGCAGGAATCGGGCAGCGTCCCCGTGATTCAAAAGGACGGCAACTTCCAACTACAAGGCAAAAACACCGTTCGCGATTATCTGGATGATATTCAAAACCGGCAAGAAGACTTCGATGTCTACCTTGCCGCCCGGCGTCACGTTGCGAATCACAACTACGCCACTGAACTCAGAAATAGAGGTGAAGTGGACGAGGCAGAGAAGTACGAACAGATTATTGAGCGGGAGTCCTTCTCCCTTCAGGACGCCAATGCCGTCCTTGAAGATATGAAAAACGATACCCAAATTCACAAAGCGGCAGAAAAATATGATAATATTAACCGCCAACTCGTTCACTGGGCAGAAAACACCGGCCTCATCAGCTCGGAAAAGGGAGAGGCGCTGCGGAATTCGGAAGGGTATGCCGCCTTCCAACGCTTTATCGACGATGATTTAACCGACGAGTCGTTTGGCCCGGGAAGTGGAGGAGCGTCCGGAGACAAGCCGTCCTTTACCCGCTCCTATGGCGGCTCTCAACTCGACATCATCTCTCCCGTGTATTCGCAGGCGCGCGCTGTACACGAAACCATCACCAAAGGACTGAAGAATAACATTTGGACCACGCTCGCGGACCGTGCGGATGAATCGCAACAACTCGGGAAATTGTTCGAGAAAATCGACTACCACCAAGCGGGAAGTAAAGATATCAAAGTCCATCGTAACGGGAAGATTGAATATCGCCGACCCAACGAAGAGTTTGCGCAAGTGGCGCTTATGATGGAGCCCAAACACATAGGCGTATTTGACAATTTTCTTATTCAGCCCACTCGCTTCTTTACGAAATTCACCACTTCCTTCAATCCCAGCTTCGCCATCACAGATATCGTCCGTAACCAAGGCACCGCCGGGATAAACAGCAAGACGAATTTGAAACCTATCCTCGATCCGGCGAAAGCGTTGGGCGAATTTATGCAACGAAAGGACCTTACCACATTTTATAAAAAAATCGGCGGGAAACAGAGTACGTTCCTCGGGAATATAGGGACGCAGACGCCCGAGGAGTTGGCAAATACGTTAAGCTCCAACAATGTCAACAACGTCCTTAACAAACTGCGCACCGAAGGGCGGTACGAAGGCACGATTAACGGCGTCAAAACCACCATAAACCGCGGAGTAGACACGTTGGCCATACCCTCTAACATGTCAGAGATGACCATCCGCTACGCGGAGTTCAAACGCGCCAAAGATCGAGGATACACGGACTCCGAGGCGATGTTTCTGGCGGATGAAGTAGGCACGCCGTTTGGGCAAAAAGGCGCCAGTTTCCAAAGGGCAGGATTCTATTCGTACCTCCTCTCCCTCCCCTTCCTGAACGCCAGCCTGCAAGGTGCGTTTAAATACGCAAAGCAGACCAAACAAAACCTCCCGCGTGCCGCCACCGCCACAGCTCTTTACACGGGCGCCGCGCTCATCACAGCGAACGAAGTTATGAAGTCGGCCTCCGACAAGCAAAAACAACAACTCTCTAACATGCCCGTGGAGCTTCTCTCCCAAAACATCATGATGCCCGACAGTACGGGTGAGGGCTTGATCACTTTCCCTGTTCCTCACGAAGTGGGATATGTAACCGGTATGACCCAACTTTTTACGATTGCAAACCGCGAAGGCAATGAAGCCACCTTCGACGATTATCTCCAGGCCTTCTCTGCTTCGTTCCCGGACCCCCTCAATCCCGCCGCCGCCGTCGGCGTCGCCTCTGGAGACTACGAGCAAGGACTCAGTACCCTCACTTCCTTAATCCCTCAAGTCGCTCGTCCGGGCCTTGAGGCAACGTTCAATAAGAAAACGTTCCCCAGCCTCGCACCGATCGTGCCGCGCGGCATGCAGAACAGGCGTCCGTCCGAGCGGTACGATCAGTACACGAGCGAAGTAGCTAAAACTATCGGTAACATGGTCGGCATCGCTCCCAAAAAGATCGATCACTTAACAGAAGGCTATCTCGGTACGTTAGCCGGAGATATCGCCGACTTCACATCCGACCCTTCATCTATTATCCCGCTGCGCACCAAATCCAAGCGGCACGCCCTCTCCGGTCGTGCTTTTGACGCCTTCTACGAGCGAAAGCAACAGACGGAATACGACTATACCGACGTCAAAACCTATAAGGATAAATTCTCTGAAGAGGAAGCTGATGCAATTGTTAAGGAATACAAAATCAACAACATGATGGCCTCCTACATCGCCGACCTCCGCGAGCGCAAAAAGAACGAGGGCCTCCCCGAGGAAGTCAAACAGCCCACCTACGAAATGCTGACGAAGCTGGCCAACGGCAAAACCGAAGTGACGCCGAAAGAACGCGTGGAGTTTCTCAACGAGATGCGTGACTACGTCCCGTCTGATCAGCGCAAGGGGAAGAAGTACTTCTACGAAGTCGAAGAGGAAACTCGGAAATTTTTGCGAGAGCAGGAAATCGTGCAATAATGAACGCAGCACCGTATGAAACCGTGGCGACCGGCAGTGGGATTGTTTCTCGAGGAGTGGATCTGGACCTTCATCATCGTGCAACTGCTTTTTGAGCAGTCCCTCACGTTCTCTTCCTCTACCGCGTTCCTTATCACCTTAGGAAGATCAACCCTCAAAGCCGCCCTCCGTGCCGCTGTGGAAGTCATTAAACGTCATATTCAACACCAATCCAAACAACTAATACACCGTATGCAAATACCAAAATCGCAAACATTTATCAACTCGGACGTCAAAAAGGAAATTCTCTATAATATCGGGTATACCGTCCTCGCCTTCTTTCTCTTTTACATCATCGCCTTCTTCAACCTCGTCGGTGACCCGAACGTGGGGTTCGTGACTGCCCTAAGTATGGCGCTCGGTCCGACCCTTAAAAGCGTCTCCTACATTATCGGCAAAGCCAAAAACCACCAGCTGATTATCGACATGGCCGAAACCATGACCGACGATATCCGCTCGGCGAATCCGACTGAGGATACCAAGGACCTTAAACAGTCCGCTCCGCAGGACAAAGCAGAGGAGGTGCGTGTGGAGGAGAATCTCTCTGCAGAGGCGGAAGCGGCGAAACAAAAGGGCAGTACGCTAAACTTGCGAGATGAATAGTATGTGGTACACACTTCTCGAGAGACTCAACTACATCGAAACCCAAGGGTACGGGAAGACCGAGTTTGCAAAAAACGCCCGTATGGCCAGTGGCGACCCGTACTATGAGAATGCCTTCCATGCCGGACGAGATATCGTATCCGACAACCGAAACGCACGCGCGCTTACCGGTGGACGCATCAAACGGGCCGGCCTCAGTCCTGATCTCGGGCCGGCCTACGGGAAAACCATCGAGATCGATCTTCCTACCGGTGATACGCTTTACTACGCTCACCTCAAACACATCGCTTCCGGTATCGCTCCGGGCGTCGAGGTGCAACCGAACGATACGCTCGGCGTGATCGGCGGCACTGTGTATCGGGAAGGACGTGGCTTCTTCCGCAAGTACGATCCGCACATCCACCTGGCCGCCAAATCGAACACTTCCCTCACTGATCCAAAGAACATAATCACGACCTATATGGAGACAAAAACCAATGATCTCGCCACCAACGCGGATATCGACTGGTCCGAGGCTGTGTTTACGGGCCAAGACTTCGTCACCCGCCTCTATGAGAATGTATACTTCCTCATGACAAGATTCCCCCGCAAATTCATAGAAGAGCAATACGACCCGCTCGGTGAAGAATACAACTTCCGTAAGTTTGTGGAGTGGTGGGCTGCATACAAATCGTTTGAAGAGTTCAAAGAGGCCATCCAAGCCGACTTTTCCTCTTATAGAAACAGTTGACGCGAGTTCGGATCTGTAGTATCCTAAACAATAGAGCCGGAGCAAAGCTCGTAAAAAACTCCACTGGTTATACTTTACTTGTTCGAGGGTGTACCGCAAAAAACGTGCAAACGATCTGTTTGTGTCAAGACTAGCAGGTGTTTTTTCAACCACGAGTTTTTCGCAACCTCATAATAGAAAAATCCGGTAAACGGTCGTACCCCGTTTACCGGTTTTTTTTGTTTCGCTAAAGGTCGACAATCTCACGCAATCGAAATACAGATAGGATGGGAAGGGTGGGCTTTCTCCCCCTTCTAGTATATCATTGGAGTCAGGGTGTATCAATTACTATCATTCCGCTTCCTATAAAATTCGCTTGTATAAAGAATACAGACGCGTTTTGTTCCGTGCTATCATGTGTTAACAATGAGTATCACGTCTCTCCGCTATAAACCCCCCTTCCTTTAATCGAGTCCCTCCGACCCGCCTCGCCTTCATTCCCTTCAATTAGCTCTTGATACTTTTTATTCAGCCTCCGTGCGGATCTTGTATTGGACATGGTATCTTTCCCGTTATTCACATATAAACCGACTTCGTCCGGATCGCATAACCCACCGCGCTCTAGCCGTTTTTCTCTTGCTTCCATGCGGCGCTTCTCCGCCTCCATCTGCCACCTGAACGATCTGTTATCGTACCCCTTATTGTACACTTTGTACTCGGGCGGCGTGTTTTTCTTGGCCTCCATCGGAGCTTTGATCTCTCTCTTCATCTGCTCCTGCGACCATTTTTCATCGTATTTGCAGGTAAAATCGATAAACTTGTGCGGCTCGTGTTCTTCGTAAATTAAGTTCAATCTGTATGTTGAAAGATAGGAGAGGAGTATGTCCTCTTCCTGCGGATACGGCACGGTGGGTACCTCCTTCAACGCAAATATGATATCCATGATGCTCGAATACGTGGCATAGCGAAGTTTGGAATGGGGCGGATGGCGGAATTTGGATTCCGCCTTTCGCGTAAATGTACTCAACTTCTTCTGTAAGAGCATGAGGAAATAATCACCACGAGCGAGGCGAACTTGTTGCTTTCGTTTGGGGCTTTCCCCGATCACATATGGTAACTGCCAGTTGTCCGTCTTCTCGTCGTATTTATTGTTCTCATATTTCTTCATTAACGCTTCTATCTCAATATGCGAAAACTGCACGTACACCCCCCGAACCTTGAGCCACTTTTTCTTTAGTTCGGTCGTCGTGTACGTCTTATCTACATCTATGTTGGTCTCGTACCATAAATCATACACGTACCACGACGGACGACGTTGTATCCATCTTAGCTTTGACTGCCAGTCCGAACGCGCCATCCCGCGGATCATGCGTTCCGCTCCCGACGCGTTCGCGTAATCGTTATAATCATTTTTGTATGTCCAACTATATGACGTGTCACTTACACTCAAATCAGTATTCCCATCGGTCATCGCATAACCGCGGTACGTGTTGGTATCTTTTTCTGCTAGCCGTCTCTTGACGTCCCATTTAGGAGCCATCGGTTACTTCCGCTATCTCCTGTCCTTCCCCCTCATCCTCTGTCTCGTCGGTGAAGTAAATCTCATATTTGGCGTTATACAGATCCTCCGCCGTCTGCATGATGTCAAATAGCTCCGCTTTGCGATCGCGTACGTCCGCCGGATTCTCCGGATCGTACTCCGCCGTTACCTTGACCACTACCTGTCTCATAGATTGATCTTATCTTCTCCTACCAGGATACCAAACAAAAAACGGGCGCGCCACGCCCGTGGTACACAGTGGTGTGTAGTGGAGGCGCCCCTCCTTGGGGACAAGGAGGGACACTGCCCGTAAAAAACGCGTTACTCGTCTTTTTTCTGAAGCGGGAAAATAAACATGTAGTTCCCTCCCATGTCTTCCTTTCGGTACTCGTAGTACCGGCCCGTGGCAATGTTGTACGTACGCGTCTGTTGCGGGAGCGTCATCCGTATGTTCCCCCCCTGGTTTGAGATCGTCGTTTTGTGCGAATTTCTATGCGGTTCGTCCAAAAAGACTAATCCCAGTTCGTACGTCTCCGGATTGAAGTATTGATCCACGTATTTCATCCCTTCCACTGATTCTTCCTGCACGAATTCCGTGGATAAAAGCACTATTATCGCAGGATTCTTATATGCTTTCTTCTCATAGATACTCAGGAATTTTCCTCCTATGTAGGCTCCGGCCTTGTTTCTATAGTCTCCTAAATATATCCATCCCATACTGTTGTGATTAACTTATACTCATCTGTGCGGCCATCAGGAAACACGCGATAAGGTGGGGGCGCATTCCGCCAAAATCAAACTCGTAGTCGTTGGTTACCCTCCGGTACGCGGGTGGCCACGCCACGAGCGTGCTCAGCGTCATGAAGAACGCGACTTCGAAATACTGGTTTACAAGCGCGGTTACGGCCAGTACTAAAAAGACAAGCCCAAATGTCCATGCTATCGCACGTCCAACCGCTTGCATGTACGTATCTTTACTAGATTCTTCCATAGATTGATTGGTTACCTTACTTCTTCGGGAGTACGTGTCCTTGCCAGTGCAAGCGGTACTCCTTCTTCTTTGGATTGACTTCCACGAGTTTGTAAAAATCGTGGTCGGTCTCGGGCAGGTCGACGAGTATATTTTCTACTTCCTCAAACGCTTGGTTGCGGTCATCTCTGTTCTTATTCGTAACCTCCCGCGAGAAGCGGAGCTCTTCGTTAATATACAACTCCATTCGCTGTCCTTTCTCACTTAAACACTTCCAACATTGCGTGCCTATCTCGGCCACTTCTAAGTTCACAAAGTGTGTGGTCAATGCCCCGTCCTTGTCTGAGTGTACGAAATCTTTCCGCTCATATACGTCTGCATCGAGATACTGTAATTCTCTCTCAGGCTTCTTCCGCAATATCTCGTAATCGTGTACGCGTTTTTCCCCGCCCTTCCTATGATCGTACGACGCGTATCGATTGATGATCTCGCGCATGATATATAGCTTCGCTTCCTTGAAGGAAGGAAACGGGCCTTCCCAGACGTTGTACCTGACCATTTTACTACCATAGCCTGCGTATCCCCATCGGTATACGTACAGTTCTTCCTTCGGTGCACCCATAGGTTGGAGTGTTAGTTCTCATTTGGAGCTCCCGCTCCCCCGTACCCCCATAGAAAAGCACGTGGGGAAAGGGTGTATGTATCATACCTGCCATACATACATGGTCTCTCCTTCTTCGGTTGTCTCTTTATGATATGAATAGTGTGTTTTCCTCTTGAGTTTGAATTTTGTTAGTAACTGTGTCTGGTTTGTCTGCTTGTATCCCTGCTCCGCAAGGTATTCGTTGTAGTTTCCCAGAAAAGTTACCCCAAATAATCGATATGATTCTCTGGTCGGTTCTTCCCTGAATATAAATCCTAAGCAATGTGATACATTCTCGTAATAAATATCTACAAATGGATACTTCTCTACGTGCTCGCGTTGCAAAAATCTCGAGTTGAATTGTATCTTACCGCTGCTACATACCGCCATTGCAGGGCGTTTGTCCGGCTTAATTCCTCTCTTATCTCGTATACTCTTCCACATACATTCCTTGTTAGTTCTCACTCTTTACCATACGCTCCCCCAATTCTACAAATGGGTCTATCAGGCTCCATATGACATGAAAAACAAACTTCACTGAGCATATACATATCAGTGCAAACATGTATATGAGGCCCGCTATTGCTCCCGCTATCGTGTATAGCATGTTGTATATCTCATTGATTGTCTGGTTGAATAGATCGTCTGTCATACGTAGTTGGTTAGCTTACTTGAGGGCGTAATCGCCCCACCCCTACACCCCTATAGGTGTAGGTGGAGGAGGGGTTACATCTTGTTTTCTATACCTGCAATTGCAAGCGGTTCGTGTCCTGCTGCCCAATCTGTATCTATGTATGTTATGTCCCACGCAAAATCTCCGTCTTTTAATGTAACTTCTTCGTACGTTTCCAATTCTTCAGAAACGAGTTCATCATATTCTTTAGCGTTACCTTCTGTAAGCCTACTTAAGCGTATGATATACCTATCTTTATTATCCTGCGTGTCTTCAAACTCCGTCATACAGTCTTGTATATATTTTCGGGCGGAGTGCGCGGTCTGGTGGAAAAGCACGCGACCAGGCAATTGGACGTTGTTTATGCGTTGGTTAATTTCTACTTTGTATACTTCTCGGTCGATAAAGAAAGCAAGTGCCACAAGCGTGTTCAGTTCTCTCTCCGCCCACTCAGTGTCATCATTATCCTCAGCTTCGTACAGCTCAAAGATGGCATCTCGTATCTTAGCTATCGTAACTATTACGCCTTCCTTATGCGGGTCATCCGGCATCTTTTCTTCGTTATCGAAGATATGTTCAATATCTTTAAAAGCTTCCCATAGCTCTTTCAGACATTGAAGGTATTCATCCGGACCCGTGTATGTCTTACGTTGCAATGCTTGTACGTTTTTACCTACTACTATACGATTAATGCTACTCATTTATCAGTTAGTTACCTTTACTTATTCCGGGTGCATAACACCCACCGTTACCCGTAACACAGGGCAACGGGCGGACGTTATATCTTTGCTACATTGAGGGCGTCAGTCAGACGGTCAACCAGTTGGTCGTACCATCCTTCAGCGTATCCGTAGTATACATTATGCTCTGCGTCTGCTCTGTCCCATCCTTTGTCGACAAGCTCGGACACCTCTTTTAAAAGCGATTCTTTGTTTTCGGCGTCTTCTATCGCTTCTTCAAAAGATATATAGTACAAGTCTACGTCCAGGGGGACTTCGTGGTCATACGGACGCTCCGACTCCGGCAGATACGCAATCATCTGATTCAGCGTCTGGTGGATCCAATCATAGTCCGAGGATTCCGGATTAAATACTTTATTGAGTCCAAACTTGAGAGTGTGAATAACGGACATGTAGTCCATCATCGGATCCAGCCACTCATATACGGACTGCAAAAGGGAGGCATACCACTCGATGTATTTTTGTGCTGAGTCGTGCGTTAAAGATTCCGGAGAACCTGTAGTATCCGTAAACGGACGGTCTGTGTACGGGATAGGTTGATACTCCTGTTCTACGGACGCGCGGTGCTCTTGCACAACGGTCAGGAGATTATGAGCTTCCCAATGTTCCGGATGTTCCGCGTTATAAAGCGGTTCCGGGTCTTCTTTTAGGTCCATCACGTCTAGTTGCGCATCTTTAAAATCATTGTAATATCGCGGTGCTATATACATAACTGATTATTTACTTACTTATTGAGGGTCTTGCCCTCCAATTCTATAACATCTTTGCTCTTGTCACTTCTCCCACTCGCGGATCTTCCTTGTATATAACTGCGTCTATTTCAGTCTTAATTCTGTACCAATCTATGACGTTTTCCGCATTATCTAAAACCATTATACTGTGGGCTCTTTTGTCTCTGACTCCCATTTCTGCCAAATCTCTCGCTCTTGTGTTTGCATCATCATAGCTGTTGAATGATTGTGTGTACTTCACCAAACTTACTCCTTCCACAATTCGGTGTTCTACGTGATACACGTAGCTTTCATTGACTGTATTTGGTAACGGAGCACAATCTCCATATTCGTTCTTTGTCACCAAGCTTGTGCCGTACAGCCTGTCTATTCTTTTTAGTTTTCCCGTGACTTTGGTCAAGAGTTGTCCTAAATCTTCTTCAAATATTTTTTTGCTTTCCAATGGAAAAACGAAAATGGAATACCATTCCTCAACAAACCCTTCCAGGATGTTGATTTTCGTGCCGTATACTGATCGTACGTGCGAGTCGTTTGTATACTTCTCCCACGTCAACGATCCAACATCTTTAAGTTGTTGCGTTGCTTGTTTTACCTTATCCGTTTCAGTAACGGAGAAACCATTTTGATACATTACTTCCATGCTGTTGGCAATACGCTTACAAGGAAGAGGTTTGAATATGTCAGTCATATATTTAATACATTATCTGCTTCTAAAGGGAGCCAATCGCTCCACGATACGCCCCCAAAGGGCGCATCTGTGCAACGGTTAGTCTACGATATAGTCCGTCAAGTCTTCGTTCTCGAATTCTTTCGGGAGGTGATCTCGTAAACACTCTAAGTCCGGTATATTGTGCAATGAGTCTTCAAGGTTTCCTTCTGTATCGAACAACACAAAATACAAATATTCGCCGTTGGCAAACTTTGTAAATTCTTCCATCTCACCGTCAATGATATTCTCTATTTGCTCTTCGCTCATATTTTTAGTCTCCTCATTCTCATATACGAGATAAAATCCCGTAATTCCGTATTCCCATCCACTAGAGGCTCCACGAAAGTACCTCACGCCCGTGTGTTCGTATTTCGATATAGGATACACAAGCATAGCTCCCGTTCGCTTTTTCAAGCTCTCCATATGATCTGAGACATTGTCCACGTACTCATTCTTGTAAATGTCTAAGGCAATATCCCATTCCTCTTTGGCATCTGGATCTTGCCAGTTTTTAATTACGAGCACGCCCAACATACCGTCCTGCTCACGCAAATTTATCGGTTCGGGGTCTTGCATTATCTGTAGGCGTGGTTCTTCCACGGTCTTATTGTAGGTCAACATAGTTTACTAGTTACTTTACTTCATTGAGGAACGTAACGCCCACCCCCGCGCCCTAAAGGCGCGGATGTTTGTAACCTAAACGTAGCACAGGTTACACTGCAACAGTGCTATTCCCGCACATATTTTGATAATTGGTTTTTCTTCGTCTCGAGAAAATCAAGGAAGTGCTGTATCGTGTCCATATGCTCAGCTCTCGCAGGGGATATAATTTCGTCGATAACCGCAAAATAGATAACATATTGTACTTCCGAAAACGGGTTGTCTTCCCTACCTAACACTTCACCTGTTTGTTGCTCATTCATCATCCACTTAAAATATCCTCACGGTCAGTGTTCTCAAGATCAAGCTCTTTGATATCATCAATTGCTACTTCAAGTTCTGTATGAAGAATATCTGCTAGTTGATTGTACTGCATATGTTACTGGTTATTATCCTTGTCAGAGGGCCCGCTTTGCGAGCTTACGCAAGAATGTATCATAAATATTTATTTATGTCAAGGTATCGTTTTATATGTGTCAATGACTATTTTTGCTTCAATTGTATCTCAATAAAATATGGTGTATAGAAATTTTATTTCGCAAAACAGGCACTTGACACAGAACAAGTAGTGAATGTTATAATTTCGCATACACATGCGAAATTATTTTGTATATAAGAGCAGTAATAGCTCTAGTTTAGCCATTGTCCACATTCAAATAGGTCCTTAACAGAGTATAATACCGATTATACTCTGTTCATAACTACTTCCTAAAATACGGAAATTGCGCATGCACATGCGTAAAATTGACCTATACATATGTATATATGTATATATAATATAGTAAATTAATACATTATAACAAAATTATAAGGTTTCGTAAAATTATCTCCATCATGCTCTCAATCGCATGCACATGCAAATGAGACAGCGAGAGCGGGTTTTCAAGGGGCCCCCTCTCCCATATATACCCGTTCCGAATACCACGCGAAGAGAGGTGAGCGCTTTACAAAGGCTGACAAAGCCGGTATAATTGCCGTAATATGGAGGACGAACGAGAACGGGTTCTGTATCTTCGATATATAAAATATATCGTGAGAGAAATAAAATTAATTCTGTGAATTAACTCAGAACATAAATTGGAAATAAAAATATGTTCTATGGGAAAACCTCGGAAAAAAAAGAACCAACTAAACACACTCGACTGGCGCGCATTTCAATTCGCGCAGTACGTCGTACAGGGGTACTCCAAGAAGGACGCGTATAAAATGATCCGCCCGGATGTTGGAGATCAGACCGCGCGGGACGGTGGGAACCGCTACATGAACAACGAGCGGGTGATTAACTACCTCCAAAAACATCAACAGTTTATGACGCAGGCAACCGGCGTCACGAGCGCGTATTTGGTTACCCGGCTCCAAGAGATTATTGAGGACGACGAGCAATCCACGCCGGATAAAATTTCCGCGATTAAAGAAGCAGCCCGCATTTCCGGAATCACCGGCGGTGGGAACTCCGGCGGGAACAAAGGGGGCGGAAGCGGCAATGGTGGCGCACCGAACATAAATATCGTGCTCAAGGAGCAGACTAAGAACCCGGAAACCATACAGGCCAACGGAGATCACGGGCACATTATTCGAGAACCGTCCCGCGCGGAGGAGGGCAGCGACGACGGAGCCACCTAACAGAGCCTCAGTATGTTGTCAATCCTCGAAGATATTAAGAACACTGAAGAAAAGTTGAAAGGGCTCTATCAGGTGCGAAATGAGATGATCCTGGAGATGTATCAGAAAGGGAGGCGCGCGCGGGAGCTCTGTGCAAAATTCGGTTTGCATAGATCCACATTTTGGCGCATACTGAAGGAAGAGAGTAAGAACCAAGGCGTCGAATTACGCACCCCGGACCGCAACTAATATGATAGACAATTCGTTAAGCATCGAGCTTCCGTACAAGTTCGATCTTCGGGACTACCAAAAGCCATTCTGGTACGCAATGACCGAACAAGGATATAAGCGTGCGGCGTTGGTATGGCACCGTCGGGCGGGGAAGGACCGCGTGGCATTTAATTTTCTCGTGCAGGAAGCGATTTTACGCAAGGGTACGTACTTTTTGCTCTATCCAACCTACGAGCAGGCACGCAAGGCGGTATGGGAAGGAATTGGGAAGGATCAGATCAGCTATTTGGACCACATACCGCAGCAGTTCATGAAACGCAAGAACAACCAACAGATGATTATCGAGCTCGTGAACGGCTCGATCATTCGGTTGTTGGGTACCGACAGATTCAACGGCAACGTGGGCACCAACCCGGTGGGGTGTATCTTTTCTGAGTACGCCATTCAAGACCCCAAAGCGTGGCAGTTGATGCGCCCCATCTTGCGCGAGAACGGCGGGTGGGCCGTCTTCATATACACGCCGCGCGGGAAGAATCATGGGTGGGAACTGTATAATTTAGCACAGGAGAACGATAATTTCTTTGTAGAAAAGTTAACCGTAAATGACACCGGCGTATTAACCCCGGACGATATCGAGGAGGAGCGGCAGACCGGCATGAGCGAAGAGATGATTAGTCAGGAATTTTATTGTGATTTCAACTCCGCGATGCCGGGCGCGATATACGCCAAATACGTAGACGAGGCAGTCAAGCAGGGGCGCATTACGCGGATCCCGTACGATCCGGAGTATCCCGTATACACGGTCTGGGACATCGGCGTGCGCGATCGCACAGCCATACTGTTTTTCCAGTTAGTGGGGAGAGAGATTCGCATTGTAGATGCATATTCCGAGAGCGGAGTTAACATCGGAGAAGTGACCAACATACTTCTCAACGCCAAGGACTACACGTATGCGGGCCATTATTTGCCGCACGATGCGAAGCACAGAGAATCGACCACCGGAGAGACGAAGTTCGACTTCATCGAGCGGAAGGGCTTAAAGCATGTAAAGCAGGTCCCCCACGTAGAGCGGTCAGTAGGTATAGACTTCGTCGCGGGGTTATTGCGTAAAGCATATATCGACAAGAACGCGTGCAAGGAGGCCATAGAAGCGTGGCGGGCGTACCGCAGGGAGTGGGATAATTACCGACAGATCTACAAAAACGAGCCGGTACACGACTGGTCGTCCCACTACGCAGACGCGTTACGCTATTTAGCCGTCCTGATGCGGCCAAACGTAACCGCAGGTATAAACGAGCCGTATTCCGAGGAAGAGTTAGAACGCATGGCCACGAGCGACTACGCGGCAGACAACAAGAAGTACCGCAAGAAGATGGAGAAGCGGTTGCGCACGTTACAAAGAAATAAGATGATTTAGTATGCCGAGAGTCAAGCCACGGATAGGGGAGAAACAAAGCGAATATATTAGTCGATGCATCAAACGAGAGAGCGAAGCAAACAAGCGGAAAGCAAAGGGAGAGCGGCGGAAGCAAGACGAGATCCAAGCCATGTGTTATCGCACGTGGAGGGAGGAGAGAACTGGATCCAGGAATACATAAGAGACAAATACCGTATGGGAATCGGACAGACCAAAGAAGAGCGCGCCATAGAGGACAAGATGCGGGAGCAGGAGGTGGACGATCTGTTACACATATACGTCGACAAGTACAAAGAGAAGTTAGGAAGTAAGAAGGGCAGCTACTGGGGCTCAATCGCTCGGTTAGAGGCGCGGATAGCGATGGACTTTTTACGCATGTATGCACATGAGGCGGACAACGAGGAATACAAAGATTTAGACAAACGGTTAGACCTCGTGCGCGAGCTTTGTTATATATCGTATGTGAATGGGAGTGAGAACATAGAGACCGCGTTGACGATGCTCATAGAAGATTTAACCCAAAAGCTGGAGCGATGGGAGGAGAGATAAGAGTGGGAGAAGATGTGCTCCATTGGCCCCACTGTGAGGTACATTCGGTTGACGAAAAGGAGAGTATACGGTATAACAGCAGGTATAGCAGTAACCCGAGACAATGGGAGTAAAAGCAGACGAGATCCCGAAGTTGCGGGAGACACCGAGCGAGCACGTAAAGTGGCGCTTACAGAGTGGAAATACGAAGAGTGGTTGGGGCAGATGCGTGGCGTATATCGATGCGATGGACGCGATGGACCAGTTAGATAACGTCATCGGAGCAGACAACTGGTACGATACGTATTATTTGTTAGGCCAGCGCTGGATGTGCGGCATTACGGTCGTAATAGAAGACGGGGGAGCAATTACAAAGTGGGACACCGGAGACGAATCAAAGAGCGAGGGGAGCAAGGGACAGGTATCAGACAGTTTCAAGAGAGCGGCCCGCAAATGGGGCGTCGGGCGAGACGTACAGCGGATGCCGTTAGAGTTAGTACGCGTACGAGACAGTAACCGCAGAGATCAGCGGGGAAGCCCCAAGCCGGAGCTCTACGACGAGAACGGGAAGACGGTATACGACGAGACCAAATTTGTCAAAGAAGGTCAACACAAGAAAGTAATGGGAAAGCCACAGGGAGGTGCGAACCAGGAAAATACCGTCCAGGCACCCAAAGAGTTCGATGTGTACAAGAGCGACGCGCAGGCGGCGTACGTAGAGAACAAGTTGAATAAGGGAATGACCGCGCAAGGAGTATACGATCAGTTGCGAGAGCAAGGATTGGTCGTACCGGACCGGAGTTGGGACTGGCTGGTACAGAAAGAGAACGAGCTCGATATCGCGCGGGGAGGAAGTTAACACTGAGGTATGTGGACAACCATGCGGTCAGTGACCGGAGAGTTATATATCCATAGCTGGCGGTTAGGAATGGGGTTATCCGTAATGGTGCTGGTGAG